CCCTCCTTTGTTGTTCAGACCCGCAAGGTCTGCACGGTTGGTAATCAGCATGTAGTTGCTCTTGTGCATCGGGGCTACGGTGTGTTTCTTCTGTTTGGCAAGGTCTTCACCACAGGGCATACAGGTCGTATACCCTGCTTTCCAACGGCGATACTCCACGTGCCCCCCGTAACAGTGGGTGCAGAGATACCTACGGTCTTCGTCTGTCATGCTACCTCCTGATGAAACTCGGTTTGCTGTGTACCAAGAACCCGGTCTTTGGCAATAGCTTTGAACCCCCAAGCAACCAGACGGGTCATGGCACCTTGTGAAAGGAAAACAGTGGGGCAGTGTGGATGGGTCTGTGACCTGTGCTTGGAAGTGGTGCGACTGTGGCGCTCCTCGTTCTCAAACCACACGTCTTTACCGTTGAGATGGACACAGACGAACAACGGCCAGTGAGTACCGTAGCTGTAAACAACGTAGCCGTTGTCCCCCGGATGGATAGAAGACGGGTTGGAGCACCAATAGGTGCCATAGAGGTTGCTTCCTTGAAAGGGATGTTGTCGCTGCACGAAGAATCGTGCTTCATGGTTGGCTATCTTCACTTGATAAGCCCCGCTTCATACATCCGTTTAATCACCGTGCCGTGGATGACTGACAACCCCAGTTTGACTCCAACGTCATCCATCCACTGAAGTTCTTGCTCAGTGGTCAAATCATACTTACCGTTCTCGGCACAACACCAATGCACAGCAGTCTCAAAGAGCAATGCAGAGTCAAACCAATAACCGTCGGCATCCACACATCCATAGAAATTATCAGTTTTATTGCCGGTAATAGTGCCGTTATAAAACCGACGAAACTGTTCCCATGCAAGAGCCATGTTCATCTCCTTATAGGGCAGGGTTTCCCCTGCCCCGGTTGCTTTACTTCATCAGGATACGGGCCTCGTGACCAGCCTCAATAAGTTGGTTGAGGAAAGCACAAGCTGCATTGTCACGCTTGAAAAACTGGAAGTACATGGTGTCACCATCGATCCACTTGACAACAAAACGAAGGTTCTCTTGACGACGTGACTTACGGGGTGCTTTGGGAGTGATGTATTGGACATTCATGGTTAGCTCCTGATTAAGCAAGTTTGGTAACGACCACTTTGGAGGGTGCCTTACGCTCTGGCAACAGAGCAATGTAAGGTTTGCCATAACGATCAGTCATCAGGACTGGTGTATCACCAGTGGCTTCCGGCTTGTAGACACGAACTGTCATCTTGTGTTTCTTGCCCAGTGCAACCATAGTCGTGTAAAGTTCAGCCACATTTTCGTGGCTGAACTTGCCATCGTCATCAGCCTTGACCACAAGTTCGTTCTTGGTATTGCTGAAAACTGACACATTACCTTGGTAAATCTTTGCCATGATAGGCTCCTTACAGGTGTTAAAGGGGCTGATAAAGCCAGCCCCGACGGCCCAGCCAGTCTCGCCCAGGCCGCCGCCGATGTCAAGTCCGGGCCTGTTTTCCAAGAAAAGAGGGGTTTGAGGCAAAATAATCTAAAAATAAGTGTAAACAATCTAAAAATAAATGTTAAGTTAGATTGTAAATGGATCGTGCAAGTTGTTGATTTATAAGGATGTTGCGGTGCACAATCTAAATGATCTACGATTTTTTGGGTAATGTTGAGATTTTAAGGGACGGGGAGTCCCTGAAGGAAGTAGGGTTATTCAATCTCGCGTAGGAAAGGGTAAAAAAACGTGTATTTTCTATATCATTTATATTATTATTATTATTGAGGCTCGTGGTATTTTCTCGCAAGTGGTTGATTCCATTAGCCTTTTCTTAACTTTACATGTCTAAAAATGTAAGGTAATGAGGAAGTTTACTGTCTAGTTACGCCGAGATCGCGTAGATTGTGTCAGGTTAGCCATGAAACCTTACATATCGCCTTGAAATGCGCAGTGTAAAGCGCTGCGACAAGCGCGAGCCGTGACCCCCCGACGTATAGTCCTAAGAGGTATTACCTTATGACGTAACTTTACGCAGCAAGCAAAAGAAAAACCCGCCTTGCGGCGGGGCTGTGTGGTCAGAACAAGGCCATTGCGACCCAGAGCAGCACCCATAACAGCGGTGCGATCCAGATTGCGTGCAGCGGGTTGATGTCCTGCTGCTTCGGCGTGTTGAGTTCACGCCATCCTTGTGAGTACTTGTGCATTGTGTGCTCCAAAAGAGCAGGGCCGGGTGGCCCTGCGTGTTTCAGTAGTTGCGGATAACCGGGATTCCCGGCCATTTGCGTTTGGCCCACGCCATTGCTTCATCGTAGCGGATGAAGACTCGTTGTCCAACACTTACGTTGGCAACTCCGGGCCATACTTTGTCAATGGTGTAGTGAACCACGCCAAAGCGGCCCGCAGGGTGCAGATTCACCCGTAGTTCGATAGGCTGCATGTTGCTCTCCAGTTGGGAAAGAAAACCCGCCCGGATCGCTCCGGGCGGGGTACCGCTACTGCTCGATCACGCTAGCTTCGTCACGGAACCGCGCTTGATCGCGTCACTGCGTTTGGGCAGCAGTGCAATGTACGGGTTGCCGTAGCGGTTCGCCAGTAAGACGGGTTCGCTACCGCCTTCGGGGATAAACAAGGCATACTTGTTTACCGGGAGCTTGTGTTTCTTCGCCAGTTGCTGCATCGTGCTGTAGCACTCTGCCGCGTTGCCAGCGTTGAACTTGCCCTCGGAATCACGCTTTAGCGTGATTTCGCCCTTGGTGTTGCGAACAATCGAAACACCGCCTTCAAAAGTTTTTGCACTCATGGCAAAACCTCCAGCGACCTAGTTGTGAAAGAGCGGGTGAGTAGGTCAGATTCACCCACTCAGTCTTTGCGTTGCGCCTTTGCGCTGCATCGACAATTCCAGACTCCCACAACTTGACGTTGATGTCAAGTATCGAGGAAAAACGGCGAATCCGAGCCGCTTGCGGTCGTGTCGCAGCGCGAGCGGTTGCGCTGGAAAGTCGCGGGGGGAGGGGGGTACATGGACTGGCGCGAACGACGGCCCCCGGTGTTGTAGGGAACCTCACATACCACAACCCAAAAATCGCACGTGTAAAGTTAGCTCCCTCTTGACACCCCCGTCCAACCCCCCTATCCTGCGGTCATGGACAACCTCCCCCTGAACCACACCAAGTGGAACGACCGCCTCGCGTTTGACATTGCGCTCACGCTTGAGGGCAGTGGCGAATCGCTCCAAGAGATCATGGGGCGGCACAACATCACGGCCAGCGATCTGCTCACGTTCAAGGCTGATCCCATCTTTTTGAAGAAGGTCGATCACTACCGCAACGAAGTGCGCGACAAGGGACTGACGTTCAAACTCAAAGCACGTGCGCAGGCCGAAGAACTCCTCACGACCTCGTGGTTACTCATTCACGACCCAGCCGTCTCCCCCGCTGTGAAGGCAGACCTGATCAAGTCCACCGTGAAGTGGGCCGGTCTGGAGCCGAAGGAAGCAGTGGTTGACACTGGCTCGGGCGGTGTCAAGATCACCATCAACCTTGGGCCAGACCCCAAGGATGCGCGAACCATCGAAGCTGAAACGGAGATCGAGGATGTCGCTCCCATTGAGTATTCTGAGTCGGTTCACTGATACGTTCAGTGGCGTGCCTGCTGCCCGCTTTCGTTCCTCGGCAGAGGCTAAGAACATGGAAGCTGCGCTACGCGCACACGGGCAGTCCTACCAGACAAAGATCAACAAGTCCAAGCGTGTGGGCCGTGAGTTCATCGTGATGCTGCTGGGGTCGGCGTGAGTCTGGACATCAACTACACACCTCCGCCTACGGGCAAGAGGTTCATGGCCTCGGACGCCAAGATGCGCGTCCTGGTGGGGCCGGTGGGCAGTGGCAAGAGCGTGTCGTGCTCCTTCGAGGTGGTGCGTCGGGCCACCATGCAGCGCCCTAACGCCAACGGGATTCGCAAAACACGGGCGGCTATCGTGCGGGAGACTGCGCGGCAGTTGCAGGACACGACCATCAAGACGTTTCTTGACTGGTTCCCAGACGGCGTGTGCGGGAACTATATGAAAACCACGAAGACCTACTTCTTCAAGGTGGGGGACGTGGAGTGCGAGATTATGTTCCGGGCGCTGGATGACTCGGACGACGTGGCGAACTTGAACTCGTTGGAGTTGACGTTCGCGTGGTTTAACGAGTGCCGGGATATTCACCCCGACATCGTGGACGCGATGAGCAAGCGGATTGGGCGGTTTCCGTCTGCCAAGGATGGAGGCCCGTCGTGGCATGGCATGTGGGGCGATACCAACCCGCCGACGATGGACACGTGGTGGTACTACCAGATGGAAGGGCTGGACTCCCGTGATGGCGTCTCGCCCAACAACAACGGTTGGGCTGTGTTCAAACAACCCTCGGGCCGTAGCCCGCACGCGGAGAACATTGAGAATCTGCCGGAGGGGTACTATGACACGCAAGGACGCAGCGAGGAGTACATCCGGGTTTACATCGACGGCGAGTATGGACTGTCCTCGGCTGGTATGCCGGTGTATAAGTACTTCCGGCCTGACTACCATATGGCTACGGCTCGACTACGCCCGGTTATTAACGGGGTGCGACCCATTATTGTCGGGATGGACTTGGGCCTTACCCCAGCGGCTGTTATCGGGCAGCAAGACCCAAGAGGCCGCGCCCTGATATTGGACGAAGCGGTATCGTTCGACATGGGCATCCAGCGGTTTGTGCGCAGGATACTCAAGCCGTTGCTGTATGAGCGGTTTCCCGGTGCGCCGGTGCTGGTCGTGACCGACCCGGCGGGTATCCAGCGGGCGCAGACCGACGAGCGCAGTGCCGTGGACATTATCAAAGCGGAGGGATGAAAGTCATCCCGGCTAAAACCAACAACGTGTCGGCACGCATCAACGCGGTCGATGAGTACCTCATGCGGCAGGTGGACGGCGACCCCGGCTTCCTCGTTGATCCCCGCTGCACCCAGCTTAAAGCCGCCATGATGGGGGGCTATCGGTACAAACCCAAAGGCGATGGGGACATCGACAAGAACAAGCACTCGCACGTGGCTGAAGCCCTCCAGTACCTGATGCTCCACATCGCGTCGGCTGGGGAGGGGCACCAGTTCGCGTTGCGGCGGGAGATTAAACACGTTGCTGCTGCCGGGTGGACGTGATACAGTGGGTTTGGTTTCTTGGTAGTTGTGTCACTCCTTCCCCTCCTGTCTCCGAGGGTTGGCCCCCGCGAGTTTCTCCGGGGGCTTTTCTTTTCCTTGACAAACTGTATACTTGTTGGTAGAACCTGCGCAAAGGAGGCGGTATGGCCGGTCTGACATTCCTGCGGGTGGTGAGCAACTCTGAACTTGCGCGACAAGAGCAAGAGGCCGCGCAACGGGCTTTGCAGGAACGTCAGAATCAGCCGGTGATCCTTGGACTGGTGGGGTACTTGCGCGAGTGCTGGGATGCCGCCCAGATGGCGAAGCGCCCCATCGAGCAGAAGATGCTCCAAGCCTTGCGGCAGCGCAACGGCGAGTACGAAGCTGACAAGCTGCGTCAGATTCGCGCACAGGGCGGCTCTGAGATTTACATGATGATCACTGAGGTCAAGTGTCGTGCGGCTGAGTCATGGCTGCGGGACATCTTGATGGACAGTGGTGCTCCCCCGTGGGACTTGCACGCTACCCCCATCCCAGACCTCAGCCCTGTGCAGGCCCGTGAAGTGCAGAGCATGTTTGCCGAGCGGGTGCTTAAAATCGTGCAGGAGTTTGGCAAAGCGCCGAACATCGAGGAGATGTCGGAACTGCGGGAGATGGTGTCGCAGGACTACCGCTTCGCGCTCCTGCGGGCTGCACAGCTTCGCGCCGACAAGATGAAGCTCAAGATTCAGGATCAGTTCGCGCAAGGCGGCTGGGACGAGTCATTTAACGACTTCATCACCGACCTCGTGACATTCCCCTCTGCCTTCATCAAAGGGCCGGTAGTGCGTCGGCAGCGGGCTTTGGGGTGGAAGACCGACGCCACAGGGCGGACGGTTGTAGAGCCGATTGAGCGCCTTGGGCCGGAGTATGAGCGGGTCGATCCGTTCTACATCTACCCAGAGCCGGGGATCAGCAACATCAGCGAAGGCTATCTGTTCGAGTACCACCCGTTGAGCCGGATGCAGTTGGCCGACCTCATTGGGGTTCCGGGCTACGACGATGACGCTATCCGGCAGGTGTTGGAGATCGGCAACGGCCAGTCGTGGATGAACGAAGATGTTGAACTCCAGAAGAACGAGGAGGAGCGCAAGTACTACAGCTACATGCGTCCGACGACCGAGTTCGATGCGCTGGAGTTCTGGGGCAAAGTCAGCGGCAAGATGCTGATCGATTGGGGTGTGTCGCCTGATGATGTGCCTGATCCGGCCCGTGAGTACGACGCCAACGTCTGGGCGGTGGGGAACATCGTCATCAAGGCGGTGTTGAACTATGATCCGTTGGGTGAAAAGCCCTACTGCAAGACCTCGTTCATCAAGTGCCCCGGTGCGTTCTGGGGCAAAGGCATTCCTGAGATCATCGAAGACCTCCAAGGGGTGTGCAACGCGGCGGCGCGGGCGCTTGTGAACAACATGGGGATAAGTAGTGGCCCGCAGATTGAGGTCAACGTCGAGCGGCTACCCCCCAACGAAGACATCACGCAGCTTGCGCCTTGGAAGATTTGGCAGACGATCAACGATCCGGTGGGGTCGAGTGCGCCTGCTATCCGGTTCACGCAGCCTGAGTCCCGTGCAAGCGAGTTGATGGCCGTCTACGAAAAGTTCAGCCGTCTGGCTGATGACCACTCGGGTATTCCGGCCTACGTGTATGGCGATCTGAATGTGCAGGGCGCAGGGCGTACATCGTCCGGGCTGTCCATGCTGATGGGTGCCGCTGGTAAAGGCATCCGGCAGGTCGTGATGCACATTGACTCGGATGTTGTGAAGCCCATCGTGATGCGTCAGTTTGTGTACAACATGCGCTACGATGAGGATGAGTCGATCAAAGGTGACGTTGAAGTAGTTGCCAAGGGCGCGATCAATCTCGCGGTCAAGGAAACGGTCAACATTCGCCGCATCGAGTTCCTTAACGCAACCGCCAATGCAGTCGATATGGAGATTCTTGGCAAGGATGGCCGCGCCGCGATTCTGCGCGAAGTGGCAAAAGGGTTGCAGATGCCAGTGGAGGATGTCATTCCTTCTCGGGAGAAAGAAGGGTATAGCGGGCGTATACAGGCGAGGGCGATGGTTGCCGCTGCACAGCAGCAACAGCCCCAAGAAGGTACGCCGCAACTACCTGACGGAACTCCCAAAGGTGGGATGGAAGCCAACACGGTTCAGAGCCGCTCAAGTGGGATGGCCGCATGATCAAGCCAGAACCACAAGTCGTGAAAGCTATCGCGCTTTTCGTCCGTCAGCACCCGGAGTTTCTGGTGTGGCTGCGGGACTGGGAGCGTCGAGAGTTGAAGCGGCTACCCAACGCGGTTGAACACCCGGCAGTGTTTCAGGGGCGCTGTCAGGTGCTTGGCGAGATGGTCGATCTCGTCGAAGAATCCCCTGCCATAGCGGCAAAGTTATGACAAAACTCGCCGTCTAATCACGCATACCGATAGGAGCGTTCAACATGGCACTTCCAGAGCAAATTCGCAAACAGACCGAGGCAGTTCAGGAGTTGTACAAGCAACTCAATGCTGATGATAGCGCAGGCGCAACCCCCGCCGATGGCACCGTCACGCCCCCTGAGAATGCAGCGACACCCAATGCCGACGAGAATCCTGTACCGAATAATGCTGCTCCGTCACCCGCTCCTGAGCAAACTACGGGTGATGACAATGTGCCGGAAGAAACCATCACGCAGAAGTACAAGACCCTTCAGGGTATGTACAACGCTGAAGTCCCTCGCCTGCATCAGCAGAACCGAGAGATGTCCCAGCGTGTTCAGCAGATGGAGCAGTTGCTCGCCTCGTTATCTGCCCAGCAGTCCGCGCAACCTACGCCTCAGCCCGTCGTTGAGAAACTCGTCAGCGATAAAGATGTTGAGGAATACGGGGAATCGCTTGATGTGATGCGCAAAGTGTCCCGCGAGGAGTTGATCCCCGTGGCACAGCGTCTCGCTCAAATCGAACAGATGTTGCGCCAGATGCAGATGAACGTCGTGCCGCAGGTTCAAGCTGTGGCGCAGCGTCAGCAGATGACCGCAGAGCAGCAATTCTGGGCTGATCTGACTCGTACTGTCCCCAACTTCCGTCAGATAAACGACAACACGGAGTTTCAGTCGTGGCTGTTGCAGTCTGACCCGTTGACGGGTATTACGCGCCAGACTTACCTTGACGATGCACAGCGTTCGTTGGATGCTGGGCGTGTCGCCAACTTCTTCCGCGCTTGGCTAGAGTCCACTGGACAAGCCACCGTTGCTCAATCCACTGGTTCCGCTGCTGCTTCTGAGTTGGAAAAGCAGGTTTCTCCCGGTCGCTCGCGTAGCACCGGCACCCCTGCGACAGCCAAACAAGGCAAGACGTATACTCCGCAGGACATCCAGAAGTTCTTCAACGATGTTCGGCAGGGCAAATACAAAGGCCGAGAGCAGGAACGGGATCGAATCGAACGCGACATTTTTGCGGCCCAACGCGAAAATCGCATACAAGTGAATGCTTGATTAGAGGAGTTTTATCATGTCTTTTCCCGTCGCGCCCGGACGCCCGAATTATTCGGGTAACTTCATCCCCGAAATCTGGTCGGGCAAACTGATCGAGAACTTCTACGACGCCACTGTGCTCGCAGCGATCTCGAACACCGACTACGAGGGTGAGATTCGCCAGTACGGCGACACCGTGAACATCCGCACCACGCCGGAAATCACGATCCGTGACTACGTGAAGGGCCAAACCCTGACCGTAGAGAACCCAGACAAGCCCAAGCTGCAACTGGTCATCGACAAGGGCGAGTACTTTGCTTGCGTCGAAGACGATGTGGATAAGGTTCAGTCGGACATCAACCTGATGGACACTTGGTCGAAGGACGCCTCTGAGCGTATGAAGATCAAGATCGATCAGCGCGTTCTGACCGACATCCTGCCCGGTATTGCTGCGGCCAACAAGGGTGGTACTGCTGGTGCCATCTCTGCATCGTTCAACCTCGGCACCAACGCTTCGCCGCTGACCGTGACCAAGGATGGCGCTGGCTCTACCACCCCGGTGGTTGACCTGCTTGTTGACCTTGGCACCGTTCTGGACGAGGCCAACGCCCCCGAAGATAACCGCTTCGTGGTCATCCCCGCCAAGATGGCTGGCCTGATCAAGAAGTCGGAACTGAAGGACGCTGCGCTGACTGGCGATAGCCTGTCCATCGTTCGGAATGGCCGTCTGGGTATGATCGACCGCTTCACCGTCTACGTGAGCCACAACCTGTACAAGTCTTCGGGCAAGTACAGCATCATCGCTGGACACAAGTATGGCTTCACGTTCGCATCGCAGATGACGAACATGGAAACCATCCGCAGTGAGAGCACCTTCGGCAACATCATCCGTGGCCTTCAGGTCTACGGCTACAAGGTTGTCAAGGGTGAGGCACTGTCTCAGGCTGTCGTTCAGTTCTGATCGGTCAACATCTAATTCTGAAAGGAAACTGAAATGGCTGCTTATACCGACTCTCTCGGCTTTAACAAGGGTACCGCTGCGTTCCCGGCCAATGTCACCGAAGTCTCGAAGTTTGAGGTTGAACTGGACTTTGCGGCAATTATCGCGGCTCGCGCCGCTGCCGGTGCTACTGCTCTGGCTTCGGGCGACACGCTGCAAGTTATCTCTCTGCCCGCCGGTTCGGTGGTGCTGAGTGCTGGCTTGCGAGTGACCACGGTCGAATCGACCAACACGACCGCTACGTTCGACTTCGGCTTCACTGGCGGTTCTCCGGCTGCTGCGAATGCCTATACGAACGATCTGGCGTCGAATGCTCTGGGTTACGGCATTGAGAGCCTTGCCAACCCCACTGCTGTTACCTCGGCGGATACCATCGACATTCTTCTCAACACTGCCGCTCCTACCGATTGCGTCGTGAAAGCGTTCGCTATCGTTGCGAACGTCAGTTAATGAACGGGGGGCTTCGGCCCCCTGTCTAACGAAAGGAGAAGATCATGGGTGTTTATACCGGGATTGCCCAAGACAATCCGACAATTAACGGGGGGACTGCGTACAGCATGAACCTCGTTACTCCGTCGATTGGTGGGACGGCACTGACTGCTACGGCGGCTGAGATCAATGCTGTCGCAGATACGTCTGCGCGACTTGTTCTTGCCACGGCGGCTACTCTGGCGGTTACGGTTGCCGCGCATGATGGAAAGATCATTGCGTTTGACCGTGCGGCTGGTGTCGTCGCTACGTTGCCTGCTGCCACTGGTTCGGGCGCAGTGTTCCGCTTCGCCGTCAAGACTTTGGTCACGAGTAACAACTACGTGATCCAAGTGGCAGACAACTCCGATGTCATGTCGGGTTCGTTGTTTGTGACGGATCAAGCGGCAGGTACGGGTACTGAGTTCAGCACGGTCGCAGCAAGCGATACCATCACTATGAATGGTTCGACGACTGGCGGTCTGGCTGGCGGTATTCTTACTCTGGTGGACGTAGCAACTAACCTGTACGCGATTCATGGCAACATCATCGCAACGGGTGTTGAGGCTACGCCGTTCAGCGCAGCGGTGTAAGGCAGGGGGCTTCGGCCCCCTGTTTTTAGGAGATTGTGAATGCCCACTAATCTGACTGGACAGACGATTGCCAGTACCTACGACCAGTTACTGCACTTAGACGGCGGGCCGGAAGCGGCTGAGAAAGTTGTCTACAGCGGTACGGGCGTTGCGACGGCACTGAAGATCGGTACTCAGTCGGTATCGGTGGACAACATTCAGTTGGATGGCAACACGATTGCCGCGTTGACGGGCAACCTCACGCTTGGTTCGGCCATTGCATTTGCCAGTGCATCGAACGCACGGACTGCGCTTGGCCTTGGCACGATTGCTACACAGAATGCAAGTAGTGTAGCGATCACAGGCGGCACACTTAGTAATATAACAATTTCCGGCGGTACCTTTACCGGACTCACATCCGTCGAAGCGACGACACTTGCAACGAGTGCAACTTCTGCTGGTATCAATCTAAACGGCGACACGATTGCCGCCGATGGTACTGATACCAATATCAGCATCAACATCACGCCCAAGGGCACTGGATTTACTAGTATTACTCGACTTGCAGCGACCGACATCTATAACTCTGCAACAGGTTTGGTACTTGCTACTTTTGGATCGACTGCATCTGCCGTTAATAACTTGCGTTTGGCTAATTCTGCAACTGGTAGCGGCCCAACGCTGTCGTCTATTGGTACTGATGCCGACATCGACATCAACATCACGCCCAAGGGTACGGGTGCGGTCAATATCTCCAAAGTAGCAATCACCGCAGGTACTGTCCCTTTCGGGACGATCACGAATCTTGCCTACGCCTCCTTCTACGATGCAGGTACAACAGACCAGACAGGCAGTACGACTGCGGCCACTGCGGTTGAGTTTGCTACGGCTGCGGTTGCTGGCGCTGGGATTACAGTAGCAAGCAACACGCGCATCACGCTGGCTGCTGCGGGAACGTACCGCATCAATGCCAGCTTGCAGTTCAACAATTCCAGTGCTACTGATAGGTTTGTCGATGTTTGGTTTTCCAAGAATGGCACCAACATTGCCAACTCCAACGGGCGCGTGGCGGTACCCAAGACTGGGGATGGAGGTACGTACCTCCTCGCCTACGAAATTTTTGAGACTGTCGCCGCCAACGACTACATTGAGATTTACTGGTATCCTGAGAACGTAGCCGTGACGTTGCACTACCGCGCTGCGGTTGCTGCTAATCCCGGCGTAACCCCAGCGATCCCTGTGACTCCACCAGCAATCGTAGTTGTCCAAAGGATCGCGTAATGGCTAAAACACCTGCGTGGCAGCGCAAAGAAGGCAAAGACCCTAAAGGTGGCTTGAACGCCAAGGGGCGAGCGTCTTATAACAAGGCCAATCCGGGTAAGCCCGGACTCAAGCCACCGCAACCTGAAGGTGGCCCTCGTCGTGACTCATTCTGTGCGAGGATGGAAGGCATGAAGAAGAAGCTGACTTCCAAGAAAACAGCCAACGATCCTAATAGCCGGATCAATAAGAGTTTGCGAGCGTGGAATTGCTGACATGGCAACCAAACCAAAGTCCAAAGTGAACGCAGCGGGCAACTACACAAAGCCCGAGATGCGCAAGCGCTTGTTTGAGCAGATCAAGGCGTCGGCAGTGCAAGGTACTGCCGCAGGCCAATGGAGCGCTCGTAAGGCGCAGTTGCTGGCAAAGCAGTACAAAGAGAAAGGCGGTGGTTATCGTGGCTGAGAAGTGGATTAAAGGCGCGATTAAGAAGCCCGGTGCGCTGCGGGCAGCGATGGGTGTCAAGAAGGGTGAGACGATCCCCGCTGGACGCTTGGCTGCTGCGGCAAAGAAGCCGGGGAAGATGGGGCAACGTGCCCGCCTTGCCCAGACGCTACGAAAGCTCGGTAAGTGAAAGCACCCCAGAAGTCGCTTAAAGACTGGACTGCCCAGAAGTGGCGTACCAAGTCTGGTAAACCATCTTCGCAGACCGGAGAGCGGTACTTGCCTGAAGCAGCTATCAAGTCGTTGACTCCGGCTGAATACGCTGCGACAACGCGGGCCAAGCGTGCGGGACGAGCGGCAGGGAAACAATTTGTTGCGCAGCCGAAAGGCATAGCCAAAAAGACAGCGAGGTTTCGATGACTACCAAGTTCATTCGGGTAAAGAAGGACGGCTTCATTTACGACTACAACGAGATTCTGGCGCAGAATCCTGAGTGCGAAGTCGTGACTGAGGAAATCGCCTATCCTGAGCGGTTTATGCCGCCTGAAGCGCCGAAGCGCAAGAAGCGCGGTGCTGCCCTCGATCTCGCAACGGCTGACATTCCTGAAGCCCCGCCGTATACTCCTCCTGAGTTGGCTGCGGATGCCTCCAGAGGACTGCCTCAATGACGCCAAACGATGTCATCACCGATGTTCGTGTTCTGATTCAGGACACGAAAGTCACTTATCGCTACAGTGATACGGTGTTGGTAGCGTTCGTCAACCAGACGATTCGCCGGATGGTGATGCTTCGACCGGACTTGTTCACGACCGTCACTGACATCAACACGACACAAGATGTTTGTGAGCAGTCCCTACCTTCGACGGCTGTGCGGCTTGTTGAAATCTTCCGGGTCAAGAACGGCACGTCGATTGAAGAAGTAGACCGCGATTTGTTTGATCGTGTCTACCCGCAGTGGACGACTGATGCGTCTGCAACACCCACCAAGTACATTCGACATCCTCGTAACCCACGGGCCTACTTCCTCTATCCGCGCCCGACAGCCGGTATTCAGTTGGTTGCTGAGTACGTTGTGACGCCGCCGACCTACACAGGTGGGCAGACGATTGCAGAGTTGCCTAATGCGTACTTCCCGGTGCTCGTCGATGGTGTTGTCTATCTGGCTGAGTCCATTGACAACGAGCACGTCACGTCAGGGCGGGCCAAGTTGTTCTTGGAATCCTTTGTACAGTCGCTGGGTGTAGATTTGCAGAGCCGCGTTGTGACTGACACGGAAAGCGGCGGCATCGGTACACCCACTAGGAGCGCCACATGACCCCTGCTGATGTAATTGACAGCGCCCGACGCATTCTGCGTGATGGCGTGTTTCTGCGCTCGCCGGATACGTATGCGGCTGCGACGTTGCTCGTCTTTGTCAACAACACGATCAAGCGCATGGTGACGTTGCGTCCTGATCTGTTCACGGTCACAGCAACGATTGCAACGACGCAGAACGTCGTGCTTCAGACAATGCCGTCTGATTCGTTCCGCCTTGTGGACATCTTTCAGGTGACGAACTCCAACACACTGGAAGAAGTTGATAGACTTCAGTTCAACCGGACGGACGTGAACTGGGCCGCAGAAGCCGCTGGTACGCCTGTGAAATTCATGCGGCACCCGCGCAACCCCAACAAATACTTCCTCTACCCGCGCCCTACGG